CACTTGGAGTAACAATACCATTGCGGTTGGCAACCTTTTGAATAGCTGCTGCCAGATTGTTGCCATTGCCCGCCTCATGACGGTCGGACGCGACAAATAGCGAGGTAGTTTTACCTTCCCAAACAGGAGGATTGTCTTCCGTAGCACAAGCAGTTATCATCACGATACTGCAGATTGCCGTAATAGCAAGTAGTAAATCTTTCTTCATCTTTAGATTGTTTTATGGTGCAAAGATACAAAAAATATTGGGAATAGCCTCACGGCTGTCCCAATATCTTGCAAAAATATCAAGAACAGATTAATGAAAACGCTTTTTCATGATAAAATAGATACTTAAGATTAATGCAAGTATGGAAGATAAAACAACGAGAATCGTAGGAGTGGAACTTGGATGGGAGCTTTGCTTGGTGGCCGATTTGAGTTTTTGGGACTGGGTGGCCACTGCCACGCTGTCCTTCAAATCGGTGGCGGTGACGGACTTCTCCTTGGTGCTTGCGCCAAGGTGTAGGCCGTAGATGTGGAGGAACTTAGGAGATGGCGAAGCGAGGACGGGACGCGCAGCGTCTCGTGGGCGCTGATGGCTATTGGGGACTTGTGGTGTGAGTGAGTCAGAGGGAGTTTCCGACCTGCTTTCTTTCTCTGAAGGAAAGTCTGCCGTAAACTCCTGACACTCATTAAGGAATATTATTGAGATGCTGTCTGCAGAGAGTGTGAACTGTCTGGAGAGTGCATCGAGTGAGCGGTAAAAAGTGAGACGGGAGGCCGTCACGGCTGCCGTCTCACTTTCACTTACCGCCTTTTCGGACGTGCGCATAGTCTTGCAGGCGGCCAGTGAAATCAGAACAAAAATGAAAACAAGAATTGAAAAGTGAGTGAAGTGTTTCATACGGATCTATTTAAAGATGTAGTCATACTCGTGGACGTTGAAAGACGGACAGTCTTTCGCAGCGAACTCGCGGTGGCCATGGAGAGTGGCTTTTGGAAAGCGCTTGTGAAGATCTGTGAGGATTTTCACGAATGCCTGTTTCTGTTCTGGGGTGCGTGTGTCCTTGGCTTTGAGTTTGCCGTCAGCCGTGCAACCGCCGACGTAGCAAACTGCGATGGAGTGCTTGTTATATCCAGCGCAATGAATGCCAGGAATGGACTCGTCGCATCCCTTGTGGATGGTGCCGTCGAGATAAATCAGCCAATGGTACCCGATATGGGACCAGTGGTTGTCCTTGACATGCATCCGTGTTATGCTGGCAACTGTCTCCTGACGGCCCTCAGGGGTGGCGGTGCAGTGGCAGATGATACGGTTGATTTCTCTCATAGGGCACCTCCTTCCTCTTTTAGGTCTATCTTGGACTTCAGTTCGGCGAATTTGGTGTGGATGTAGATGCTCACGCCAAAGATGGAGCCTGCGTAAATGAGGCACTGGGCGAAGAACAGAAGCACGGAATCTGATATCTCGCCTGTAGGTGGTACGATGAAGCCCGCTGTGGCGAGTGCGACGCCTGCGAAGAGCATGGCGATAGCCGAGTAGATTTGGATATCGGTACGAGTATCTTTTGTCATATACGTGTTGATTTGATGTCGCCGGCAAAGGTAAATTGGATTTCGGGATTTAGAAAAGACAAAAAAATGGATTTGAACAGGTTTAGTTAAAAAAAAGTTGTAACTTTGCATCAAGATAATTGCCTAATGATCTATAAATATGGACAAGATGAAAATTCATGTATTGAGAACAGGTGAAGTTCGCGTATCGCCTTATTTGCCTTTTGGCGGTGATGATTGCAGCATTATCAAGGCTTCTGGTGTTACGACACCCAAAAGCAAGTGGATATGGTTGCCGGTGTTCAGTTTTCTTATTGAACATCCTAAGGGCGTGATACTTTTTGACACAGGTTGGCACAGAGAGATGTCGCCCGAAGGCGTGTATGACAAAAAGGCTCAGATTCGTTCGTTGGGCTCTTGGTTTTTGTATCAGATCAATCAGGGGCGCATCTGTAAAGGTGAAGCCATTGACGAGCAGCTGGCTATATTAGGAATGAAGCCTGGTGATATTGATTATGTATTGTTGTCGCATCTTGACTGTGACCATGCCAACGGTCTCCGACTTGTGAAGGATGCCAAGCATATTCTGGTATCAGAAGAAGAGATGATTGGCACCACACGAAAGAACTTCCAAATTCGTATTCGCTTTCAGAAACGCTGGTGGGAAGGTGTTGACCTACGTACGTTCAATTGGAATGGAACTGAAGGGCCAGTCGGTAAATCGTACGAAGTGTTAGGCGACGGCAGTCTGACTATGATAAATATTCCTGGTCATAGTGAGGGACTTTGTGCCCTAAAGATTCGTAATGCTGAAGGCAAATATGTGTTGCTCTTTGCCGATGGCGGCTATGCTACGAAATCGTGGCGCGACATGATAACCTCTGGTATCACGCTCGACAAACAGCAGCAACGCAAGTCGCTTGAATGGATTCGCGAACAGAGCCTGTCTCCCGACTGCATCGAGTCGCTTGCCACCCATGATACAGATGTGCAACCGCATGTGATTGAGTTGTAGTAGCTTATGGCTATCTTAATTTGATGATGTCCGACCAACGGGTGGTTGGATTAGGGGATTTGAAATCATGTTTGATGGCGTTGGCGAAGACGTTGGCCTTTCCTTTGCCGTCTTTCCTTGTGTATTGCTGGGCACCGATGACGATTGTCTCGGAGCCGTGTAGGCGATTGATGCGGTCGATTACCTCGTCGAGGCGACGCATCTTCTCGATCTGTTCGGCGTTGATGTCGAACAGGTCTTGCTGTATGGGACTGTCGGGGCCTATGCCCATGACAATCACGCCGGCCTTCTTGTATTGATAGCCTTGGCGGTAGATTTTTTGCAGCACGTCGCAAGCGGCACCTACTATGGGGATGGTGCTGCTGGTGGGAGTGATGAGCCGCGCCTCCTGGAAGTTCCAGTACTGGGCGAGGTCCTCACGGAACATATTAGTGTTCACGAAGACTCCAACGGTCGATGCAACTGTGTTCTGCAGACGCAACTTCTCCGCGCAGCGGGCGGCATAGTTCGAGACGTGGGTGCGCAACGTGTCAAAGTCGGATATCATCCCGTTGAACGAGCGACTGGTGCAGATGGATTTCTTCTTGGCCAACTCCTCGTTGGGCACAGCATCCTCACCGTTGAGCTCCTGCCAGGTGCGCACGATGTTGATGTTGTTGAAGGTGAGCTGCACCCAGTCCTTATGATGGCAGGCAAAGTCGTAGGCAGTCTTGCATCCAAGTGCCTGCAGTTTTGCCGCATAGCGTCGGCCGATACCCCAAACGTCCTCGATAGGAAACAGTTTCAGTGCCTTGATACGCTTCTCGTCCGTGTCTATCATGCAGCAATGGTGGTAGCCCTCATACTTCTTGGCAAACTTCGAGGCTATCTTAGCCAACGTCTTGTTCGGCGCCAGACCGATGCTGATGGGCATGCCCACTTCGCGCTTCACCCGCTTATGCAGTCGCTCGCCCCACGCCTGCAGTTGGACGAGCTCAATGCCGTCGAGGTACATAAAGCACTCGTCGATGGAGTACCGGAAATAAGCGGGTGTCTCCTTGCGGATGATGCTGATAACACGGGCTGTCAGTTCTCCGTAAAGCTCATAGTTGCTGCTGAAAACCGCTATCTTATTATTGGGGAATTGCTGTTCCAACTGAAAGTACGGTGTGCCTTCCTTCACGCCCATAGCCTTGGCCTCGTTGGATCGTGCCACGACGCAACCATCGTTGTTCGAGAGAACCACGACGGGAACGCCCTTCAGGTCGGGCCTGAATACACGCTCGCATGAGACGTAACAGTTATCGAGGTCGGCTATTCCGTACATAGTGATGTCTGATGTTAGAACGTCTCGAAGGTGCGGATAAGGTGGATGACGGTGCCCCAGACTTCGAAGGTGTCGCCGGCTTCTACTTTAAAGACGGGATAATCGGGGTTGGCGGGTCGCAGTTCGATGTAGCCATCTGATTTGTGGGTGAGGTCGAGATACTTCATCGTGAACTCGCCGTTCCAGAAGGCTACGACGATAGAGCCGTTGCGCGGCTCTACAGCTTTGTCGATGATGACACGGTCGCCATCAAAGATGCCAGCGTCTTTCATCGAGTCGCCCTCAACATCCCCATAAAACGAAGCTTCAGGGTGACGGATATAGTCGCGGTTGAAGTCCAAAGTCTCATGGATGTAGTCCTCGGCAGGCGACGGAAATCCAGCCTTGATGCCCGCATGTTCCAGTTCCAACTTGGTATCAAATACACCTCTTTTTATCTTTATGTTGCCCATTTTCGTTCATATTTTCCAAATAACGCTGCAAAGATACTGAATTTGCCGCATTTTGTGGTATTTTTGTACGCAGATTTAAGTGTATTTAGATAATATGATGACTATTGAAACAACCAATATGTGCTCGCATTTACAGCGCAAGCTGTTCGAGGCGGATGGAATCTATCATCCTCTGTGGCTTGCCATGCAGGACGATGCTGAGGTGACGGCTGTTGTACGTTCACGTCAGCTTCATATCTACCGCAACGGTAAAAAAGTGTTGGTATTGGCAGGAAAGTCTGCACCCAAGGTTATCAGAGAGGATAAACTTCATGATATACTTCATTGAGAACGTATGTTTATTTAAAATTATATTCAATTACATAACATTTTTGAATATTATTAGTGCAAGTTTCATGTAAAAATGCTATCTTTGCATCGGCAAATAAATAAGATTATGGAGAATATTTGGAGTAGCGTATCATCTTGGTTTAAAGATGTGTCAGATAGAAAATATGTTGTTCGTGAGTTTAATAATGAAGCCAAAGCAGCATATATTAATGGCAGTGTCCCATATCAATTGAAGTGTTGTCTTTCAAGGGGCAATAAAGCCTATAAACATTCAACCTCTGCATGGTTGCATTCTGGGTTTCGTATTGTGGTAATGACAAGCGAATTGTTATCAGATGATGAACTAAATAGGATTGGCCTTTCTGTGTTGGCAGATTCAAAGGTTGTCCGTATGTTGATAACCCTTGGGTGGGACACATTGGAAGTTGTATGCGACAAAGGTGATGTCGGTTTGCAATGGAAACTGACAAACTTTTCAAAGTAAGTGATTTGTGGTGATAAAAATTAATATTATGTATTGTAAGTATTGTGGTAAGCAAATTGCCGATGATTCTAAGTTCTGTAGGTATTGTGGGACAAATCATGTTGATGTTAGTCTGGTAAAAGACAACCTCAATGTCTCTCAAAGTATTGAAACCAATGCAGAGACGGTTGAACCTTCCAATGATGACGTGATGGAGGTGGCGTCTGACAATACTGAGCAATCTGTTAGTTCTGAGCCAATAGTAGAAAAAGAAGCTGTTGTTGAAGAGAAGTCCGAACCTATCAAAAATGGGGAACTCCCTTTGGTGCGTAGGTTCTTTGGAAGTTTGATTGACAAGGTCTTTGTCCTTATAATAGCCGTGATGGGATATGTCGCATGTAAACCTTATGCAGGTCCTGGTGATATTGGATATTTCATGGGTTTAATGAATGCTAAACCAAGTAATTTTGAATATATAGATAAAATTGATATTGATACTTATGGTAATGTTTATCCTGGGATTGACATTGAATATCAAATGAAAGCTAGAGAAGAAAGTGATGTACCATATATTGGGCATACTAAGGATTTTGATATGAGAATGTGCTCAATCTTCATTATTGTTAATGTCATCTATTTCATTCTGTTTGAATTGACGTTGCGTTCATCGCCAGGCAAGGCAATGCTAGGTGGAAAATTGCTAGATAAAGATAGCAATAAGCTTAGTTTATGGAGGGTTCCCTTTAGAAGTATTATTATGGGCGTATTAGCTTATCTCTTGGTGTTGTTATTCCGTTATGGATGTGACCTAAGTTATTATTCAGTAACAGTCTTTTTCTTCATCATCATGGATTTCACTTTGTTCGTGAACAAGCGTTCTTTCATCGATATTTGTACAGGAACAAGGTATGCCGATGTAATTACCAAAAAGGATTTAAAAGGTAAGTAAGGTGAGCCAGACATTTCAGTTAAGAAGAAACAATCAAAAGAATAATAAGATTATGTATTGCAAGCATTGTGGTAAGCAAATAACTGACGATTCAATCTTTTGTCAGTTTTGTGGTGGTAAGCAAGATGCCCTATCAGCAATTGAAGATAGAGATGTCGTTAAAAACACGTCTAACAATAATGCTGATAGTTCTTCGACATTATTGAATAAGGAAAAGAAGAAATATGTGGTACTGTACGCTATCTGGACTATACTTCATTGTGTTTGTTGGATGTTTGGTCGTCCTTTTAAATCTGGTGTTTTTGGATTCTCTCCTCAATCAAAATTCTATCCTTTTACGCTGGACAGTTATAATACTAACTTTTTTGATGTAGATTATTATGATAGCACAGAATTCCTGGTGTATGTATTACTAATACCTCTTGCTATGTATTTTTACTTCCAATATTGCCATAAGCCATTAATTCGAAAAATTAAAGGCAATAAGAAGTAATAGAGCCGATAGATTACATAACACATTTAAATGGATGGATGGAGAAAGAGAAGAAGTATAGAAGACTAAGGGAAACTATTGGGTATATAATTAGTCTAATTTGGGATGTATTTAAATACGTCTTATTTGTGTTGTTGCTAGTTGCTGCCATTATTGTTGGAGAAGTTTTCGGTATTATAGCAAAAGTTGTAATATTCATTGTGTCACTATATTTTATTTCCTTCTTAATTTTTGAAGCGATAAAGCGTAAAAGTGAGCTAGACATCAAGGACTTGTTTAAATTCGATACATTCCTTATCTTTATATTTAGCCTTGTCATTATAGCTATTATTCGTTTATATTGTTTAATTGTATATCACGTTTAAACGTTCACTTAGTACTAAGTGAAACACATATTTCATTTTGAATCAAATTGAATATGTTTAATGGTTATAACGACGATAGTTATCATCGAGGGCTTTGGCTACGATGCCGACGAAGGATTGGCCGATGTTATCAGCCAGGAAGTCACGGAGGTTGAGGACTGAGGAATAATACTTCCGAGAGAACCACTTTTTAGCGACACGCTTCTTTTCACGACCTATATCCCCGGAGTTGCCTCTGGGGATTTCTTTTCCTGTACCAAAGTCTTGCCATAGGCCGTACTCGGTGAAGAGCTGCGAGAGGCCGATTTCTATGAAACGGCCGTCGGCTTTGACTGGGAGGGCACTGACTGAATGCAAGAGGTGGCCGGTGTCGATGACGTCGAGCAGGGTGATTTGCTCTTGCCAGATCTTCAACATGGTGTCGTTGAAGGCCATCACGAATTTTTCTCTCTCGCTTTGTGGGTCGGGATGATTATTTATGTCCATTCTTCTTTATTGTATTGGAGGTCGGTGTATGTGTCCACGGCGATTTGGAAGTAGGCACATGCACAGCCGGATAAGAAATACTTATCTATCTCCTGAAAGGTGATTCGTGGGTCGATGTAGATGGAGTGCTGCTGCAGGCGTGTGTGTTCCTGGATCAGGACAGACATGAACTGTCGGAACAGCTCGCGCATGGCATCCATACAGGACTGACGAGCTACCATATTATCAATGGTGTGGCGCATGGCTAGGAACACCGTCTTAACACGGCGAGTGTGCGGTGTGTTATTGATGTCCGTAAATCCCTGTGAGATGTCGGACACGCAGACGAAAGCCGCTTTTGTCTGCATTTTGGCCAGTGCTTCTTCGAGGCCGTCAAGCCCAGAAACTCGACAGAAGGTGAAGTGCTTGGACTGAGCGAACTTGTTGCGCTTGGTCAGGTCTTCAAAGAACGATGTGGCATCCCAATTGAAGGTGTCGTTGTTCTTTGTTTGTATAGGCTTTTCAGGCGTATGTGGAAGAAATGGTAACATGAGTAATAGTGTAAGGAATGTATGTAAATGTTTGGAAAATAGGCTATTGTGCGATAACAGTGTAACAAACTTGTTAAGGCTTCTTATAAGCCTTTCGAAGCTCTTCTGCTTCTTTAGCCTTAGCGTCAAGCTCGGTGAGGGCGCGCCAAGTATCCATCTTCAAGATGCGCTCTTCTTTGGTGATATCGCCACCTGTGAGGGCGCGGATCATGGCATTCGTGCTGTCACGCAGCTGACTGTAGATATCCGGCTGGCTGGAGCCCAGCAGGTTGCCTTCGCCCTTAGCTGGGGCTGGCTTGTAGAAGTTCGTGAAGAGCGATGCGAAGTACTGTTTGAGTGAGGCCATCCAGTAGAAGATACCTACAAGATGGGCTTTAGTGGGCTTCACATGGTCGCTTCCGTATAGGATTTGTGCCATCTGAAGCAACAGTTCATCTTGCTGTGTGTTGAGATAGCCCTGGAACAGGTTGTCAACATACAGGTACTGCTCAAACGGGACTTTCTCGAAGTCCGCTGGCAAAGCACGGTGTTTGCCGATTCGTGCGATACGAATGGGCATAGGGGCGAAGGAATCAAGGAAATCAAGAACTGAGGTGGCTTGCTGAATCTGCCTGACTCTGAGCACAACTTGCTCTTTTCCTCGCTTTATGAGGAAACGGTGGCGAGGTAGTGAAGTCAGCACACGAAGACGATTCCACTTTATGAGGCAGAGCGTCTTGACCTCTGCCGATGACAAGTCGCGACTGAACAGGTTAAAGACCATCAGCAGTTGCTTGTCTGTTAGTTCAGCCCAATTGGTGGGCAATTTGATATTAAAAACAGCTTCCATACTTCAAAGGTAAAGATACATGATTAATAAAGAAAAGACAATATTCTATAGACATTTTTTTTCTACATAAATTCACTCATTCGATTTCAGAATTTTCTATGTTTGGTTGAATAATGGATTATTGTCTTGTTGTTGGCTATTATGGCGTGGATTAGAAGAAATACTTTGCAAAATTGTGAAAATGATGAAAATGAAATCATTTTTGCTTGATTTATATAGAATTTCTTAATTTTTTTGTACTTTTGCATCAACGATAAAGAATATAGAACTATGATTTTTATAACTGTTATAGCTGTTGAAAAAGTAATATTTGTCCGTGGTGACTGGGATGCAGATGCAGGGAAATGGTTGTCAGATCCAGACACCTGGTATAAAGATGTGCATAGGCATATCTTCGCGTACAGTCCTGATAACGATAAATTGATTAGGCCTGATATGTATATCATAAAAGATAAATTCTTTAATGATAGAAGAATTGTTTCAAGACATTATGATGAGTCTGATACTTTTTATAGAATTAAGATGAAAGAACAAGAAGAAAGTTCTTCTGATTTGAGAAATCCCAATTTGAGATATTTTAAAGATGTTTGCCAGTATATTGATATAGATAACACTAGGCACTTATGTGAGACACTTAATAATAGCTTGGATTATTTATTGTATATGCCTTGCTTCCATGTTGATCCTAGTTCTGTTACTCCCGTCCAAATAACACACCTTAACGGAGGAGATAATTTGGAAGAAATTTTTCCTTTATACTTACCTAATCCTATATGTAGAATATCTAAATTAAAGAATTGTATAATGCGCGAAGTTTTTCCGAAAGATTTCAAATTCGTTAAATATGAAAGGCTTGAAAAGAAGAGAAGTAAATACGACTATATAAAAAGAGTCTCTTGGTCTCAAATAAGGAAAAATATAGTTGATAAATATATATCAGGAGAAATAGTTCCATATGATGAAATAGAGGAAAAAGAGTTGGAAGACTTTTGTGAAGAGCAAGAGTTGGAAGAATTAAGATGGAGGTTAGAAGATGATATTTATTAATCCGCCTAGAACCAATAGGCGGATGAGTTTTTTTTATTCTCAAAAACTTTTGGTTTGTACAGCTCTGAAACTTTTGAACTGTGCCAGGCAGGAAAAAACTCTTCGTGTTCCCGTATGATGTTTACCAAATCGTAGTAACATTGGGGATGAACTTGGACATCCGACAATAGCTGGAGTTCGTAGGACTGCAGGGAACGGATGATTTGAGATTCGAGATTGTTGGCGATGCGGCACTGGGTTATGACGTGCTGGCGGAAGATGGTCATTTGTTCGTGGGAGAAATATGTGTCGGCAAGAACGGACTCAATCTTTATAAGACGTTCGCGCAGCTGCTGGTAGGAGTCCCAGATATGTTCGCGGATAGCGAGGCGGCGGCATAGGCTCAGGAACGGGAACATTGTGGCTGCGAAGTATTTACCTGGTTCGCTTTGCTGCCAGTCCGTTCTACTGGAGAGACGGATGATGAGGGCTTCGATGGCGGCGTCGCGCTGAGACTCGAGAGAGGCGATCAAAGGGCCGACGCGCTCACGAGAAGCGGGAACAACAGTCTGATTTGAGACGATGCCGAAACCATTAGGGGTCAAGACTAAATCAAGCGAAGGGATGGCTGTCATATAGGCATGACAGGCTACAAGCTTTTCCAATGGGTGACGAAAACGCTCGTTAGAACCTGAGCTGCCTGCTTCTGCAATCTCGTCGAAAATTGTTTCAGGAACGAAAGTGTCTAATACCCATTGCTCGGCCGATTCGAGATATGGGTAAAGCTTTTCAATCAATGTAGGCTCACCCTCTACGGTGGCCAGTACGTTAGGTATGAGCAAGCGCAGCTGCTCGTCGGTGGTAATCAGTTTCATTATTCTTCTTCAGTCTTATTCGGTGTAACAAGCTTAGCGTCTCTATTTTCATCAAGCGTTGAAAGCATGATGAATGGACAATCGGGATGAACGCCTTCCCAACCGTTGAACCTTATAATGATATGGTGAACGGTGAAAAGAAGGTCGTGATATGGCTTCTGCAGGGCTTGAGCGATGGTATAGAGTTCACGCTTGTCAGAACCGGAGTTGTTTGTCTGACTCTTTCCTGGTACTGAGCCGACGAGGTTAGAATGAACGCGCATCGTAAAACACATCATGTTGACGGCTTCGATAATATCTGTCGACCAGTCGCCACCTTCCTTTTCCGTTTCTACCTTATTGATAACGACATCATGCTGTTCGTGGCCATCGGGGGAGATGTAGAACGTAGAGAAAAGAACCTTACCTGAGTTCTCCATACCCGTCAGGAAGTTGATGATTTTTTCCTTCTCCTCCACTACCCTATCCATCTGCTTCTTACGGTCGGTAATTCCTTCGGCTTTGAAGATTCCGTCCCAGAAACGATTGGCAATCTCGATGTGATACTTGATTGGTGCTGAATTCTTCAATTTAGCTTCCTTTGCCATACCGATTAGACGCTTGATATTATACCAGTTGCCCTTAAACAGAGAACCATAATAAGGGATGGGATAATAGGTGCTGTCAGGTGTTGGTACACGGCTGACGATGGCGAACTTTCGCGTGTTGGATTTGGGCTTCTTACCATTGGCTGGCTGCATACGCTCCTGCAGGTCAGCCCAAGGAGAATGGAAATCCAGAAGCTCTATCTTCTCGACTTCGTCCTTACTGGAGATAGACTTTCGCCAGTTCGCATACAGAATATACGGTATGCTACCAGACTTGTCTGCAGGGGCAAAACGGCAGTAGCAGGCCTCTTTGCGGAGAATACGTACAACTTTTGAACCATCAGAACTCAGGATGATGATAGACACACAAAAACCGAAATGTTTGAAATCCTGGCAGACACCGAGGAAATACGAGGCCAGAGAGTTATCCATCAGGAACTCCTGGACTTGTGACTTGGTGGCAGCACTGGCTTCGGATGTGTCATAGACCAGGCCGGAACCATAGCAGACTTCAGCGTTGAAGATTTGACAGGTGGATAGTGTCTCGTCGGACTCAATAAGCTCGAGAATGCGGTAAGGCATCTCGTTATCAGCGCCCCACGGCATATACTGGTAGCCTTCGGCCAGAGTGCGTGGGATGATGTCAGACTGCTCCTTGAATACTTCGGAGCTATTGACTGTGAATGCGGCGCTGGCTTTGAGGTCCGGGATGGATTCAACAGAGTTGAAGGAAACGAAATTATTCATATCGATGATTTTTCTGGCAAAGATATGAATATGACTAGGGATGAAAAAAGACACAAAAAATGGCGAGCTTCACAGCCAGCCATAATCTAATCAATTATAAATTTAACCCGAGACAGGAATAAAACCTGTACTCACTCATTCTTTCTCTTCACAGGGGTATGAATGAAAAAATCTAGGTATGGGCAAAATGCCCATGGCCAAAAACCATGGACAAAGGTACATAATAATTTCGACATGAGCGAAGGATTTTTAAAAAAAAGTGGCTGGCTTTTACAAGCTGGCCACTTTACTCATTAAAATTTACTTATAGCTTAGTCAATTTCTAAAAGAAAAAGACTGTGGATCATACATGCCTTCACAGGTGGTATGGTCCCAAATACAAAACATCTTTTTGCTGATGCTTCTGGCTAGTTTGATTTGTACAAAAAGAACGTGGACTTGCGTATCCCACGTCTTCACACTCAGGCTCTGGATTGCCGTAAAGAAAAGAACATTAGATGACAAGCCCACGAATATATACGTGAACCGTCGTACCCCGTCTTGTTCTTTGTTTGAATTTTCCAGATTCGAGTGTGCAAGACAGAAGCGCGTCAGATTCGTCTGTTCACCTGTCCCTGCTGTCCTCTACGGTTCCAATTACTTTTGGATGGATTCAATCTTATGCTCAGTTACTAAAGAATCATCATATATTGATATGTACCTAAAATCCGCAACTATCATCCAATACACGATTAAGGGTAGATTTATGAGTCGTTAGTAGCAGCTTTCAGTAAAAAGCAACAGCACAACATCAATATGTAGCCACCATCCCCTTACCCCACGAT